AGCTGCCTTGCGGGTCCACAAAGCCAAGCCGAACCTGACCAGCGGTCTCGACCTCTGCCGCGCGGGTTGTCTCGAAGGTCCCGTCAAGGTCGGACAGCAGCGCAAAGTCATCCTCAGACAATTCGGCGACCACCCGTCCATCCCGATTGCGGAACACCAGGTTTCCGTCCCGTTCCATGACATCAAACCAATAGGCCAGCAGCAACGGCTGCAACGCACCGCGCGCAGACGTGATATCCGGTTGCTGAAAGCCCCTGACAAGACCGAACAACCGTTCGGTATCAATCTCGATCACCCCAGAACGCTCGCAGATTTCTGCCACGACCGCAGCAAGCGGCTGATTTGTCGCGCGCCCGTTCAGCCAGTGGCCACGGGCATAATTGTCGCCATCGTTCCAGATTTCGATCTGGCCGGGAAAATCCGGGAACGGTCGCGCGTCCCAGGCCCAGGCATGCGCATGATCAAGGTCGACCATGGCCCCGGGATAAAGGCCCGAGGTCGGGTTGTTCGCCGGGTCCGCCCAGTAAGAGGTCATCGCCAGCAGATACTGCATCTGGATCAGGTCATCCCTGCGACCGCTCGACCAGACCGGCAGGCCGGATTCCGACGACTTCGCATCAACGAATTTGTTGGGCTGATTCGTGCCCTTGTCGACAGCCGGACACCCGTACTCCGTAAACCAGATCGGCTTGGACGCCGGCACCCAGGCAGTCGGATCGGTGTCACGAATGCCCGCGATCCGGTTATGGTGCAGGTTGGACCACCACGACCGCAGATCCTTGTAGCGATAGACCCAAGGCTCATCATAAGTGCCATCGGTGATCGGCAACCGCCGCTGCGCAGTCGCGCCCTCTGGGCTGTCATAATACCAGTCAAAACCTTCGCCGCCCGCGACGTTCGATTTCAGATAGCCGGGATTGTAAATCGACCCCCAACCTGCATCCGCATGATCCTCACCGTCGCGCCAGTCCGACAGGGGCATGTAATTGTCGATGCCCACAAAGTCGATTTCAGCGTCTGACCACAGCGGATCAAGATGGAAATACAGATTTCCATCGGCTTGATAGCCGAAATACTCGGACCAGTCAGAGGCATAGCCGATCCTGGTGCCCGCCCCAAGGATCACACGCACATTAGCCGCAAGATCCCGCAGGGCCTGCACCGCCGGAAAGCTGTCAGCGGCCCCACGGATCTGGGTCAAGGACCGCATCTCCGATCCGATACAGAAAGCATCGACGCCTCCCGCCGCCGCACAAAGCCGGGCGTAGTGTAGAATGAACCGGCGATAGCTCCACTCAGCAGGCCCGGAATAGGAAATGGTCTCGCCGCTTGCCGTGACATGGGCAGGTTGCGCCGCACCGAAAAAGGTGTCGACCTCGGCCTCGGCGCCAGCCGACCGATCCGGCGACCCGGCCTGACCGGGGGCCACGGACAGCGTGATCCGGCCCCGCCACGGCAGTTTCGGCTGGGTCGCAGCACCGGTCCACGGGTCAGGCAGCGCATTGCCCTCGACCGGATCCATCAGGATGAATGGATAGAAGACGACCTCCTTGCCCGCAGCCCGGATCGCCTGAATCGTCTGGATGACCGATGCGTCTGAAGGCGTTCCGCCATAGATCGACGCCCCGTCGACCTGCGGGATCACCTGCGCCGCAGCCCGTCCGATCCCGCCAGCCCGCCAGGGCATGCCGACCCCGTCCCTTGCCGTCTGCTCCACCTTTGGACGAATTTCGCAGGACCCGCAACGCAAGTCGCCCCCGAACCACGACACCACCAGCGAGACCGAACCGACAGAGGGCAACTCCTCCCCCAACTGGACAAGACTGGTCGCAAAGTCGGTCAAGCCCGAAGGCGAATGCACATTGGCCGACCGGTTACGCCCCAGCCCTTCGTTGTAGTGAACCGGAGTCGTTGCCAGCCCATACTCGCCGGTGCCGGGAATAAGCGCCACACCGCGAATGGCACCGCTCAAGGTTTTCGCCGCATCGACCGAAGCCCCCTGCGCTGCACGGACCACCTCGAAATTGAACTGCGGCACCCGGTTGCCGTAGGGGCCAAGCTCCAGATCCTCGATCACCACATAGGCCAGACCGCGATAGGCCGGTGCCCTGCCCGCCCCTTCGACCGCCTCGATTTTCGGATCAGGCAGTTGGGTTTCGGTGCCGGTATAGATCCGCAAGTTCAGGTCCTGCGGCGAGATTTCGTTGCCGTCGGCCCAAACCCTCCCGACCCGCAGGATTTCGCCTTCGCACAGCGCAATCGCCACACTGACCGAATAGCTGTATTCGTTCACCTTCGGTTTCGGCGCGCCCTTGCCCGAACGGCGGCGGCGCACGATTTCGGTGAACTCGGTTGCCCAGATCACTTGGCCCGCCAACCGCATCCGGCCCCAAAGCTGGCCGATCGGGGCACCTTCGCCAGCACCCGTCAGGCGCAACCGGTCGATCCGGCCGACATCGACCGGGTCCGAACCGGCACCCAACAGCCGCTGGTCAATCGCGCGCCCCAGCGTCGCGCCGATGGCCCGGCCGATCACCGCTCCGGACAGCCCAAGGACTGCGCCGCCAAACCCGGCCCCGATGGCCGCACCGGCCGCAGAAAGTACAAGTGTCGCCATTCATCCGGCTCCCAATGGAAAAGCAAAGCGCGCCGCGATCCGGCGCTGCCATGGCCGCGACAGCGGACTTTCAACCACCCCATGCCCCGTATAGGCATGCACAAAGCGCGCGGACGCCCCGACTTCGGACTGAATACCCAGGTGTTTGGCGATGCCGCCGTCCCGCATGCGGAACAGCAGCACATCCGCATTGGCAGGCTGATCCAGAGGTTTGCGGCACAGCCACCGCTCGGCTGCCTGAAAAAGCACTTCGCGACGGGCGGGTTCGGCCCAATCCTCGGAATAGGGCGGCGGCGCCTCTGGCTCTGCCCCAAGCACCCCCCGCCAGACCCCGCGCAACAGACCCAGACAGTCCGTCCCCGCCCCCTTGACCGACCCCTGATGCAGATAGGGCGTGCCGATCCAGCTTCGGGCTTCGGCCAGGATAAGGGCCTGCATGCTCACAGACCGAACTGCGGAAAGCGCGCGCCACCGGTATTCGGACGATCCGGCACCGGGTAGGATGTCAGCCAGTCCTCTCCGGGGATATGCGGAAATCCACGGAAATTCAGAAAGTTGGCGAACTTCGTCCGACACGCTGCAGCAGACTTGCTGCACCCTGCGGTCACCCGGAAACTGTCGCCCGCAACCACCCGCGCCCCCAGCGATTGCCAAAGCTCGATCCGCCGGGCTGCACCCTCAAGCCGGTCGATCTTGACCACGCCGACCAGTCCTGCAGCCTCGCCCGTCAGCATTTCCAGACGCCCGCTTTCAAACCACCGGTCATCAAAGCCGCCACAGCTGGCAAAGCCGAAGACCCTGTCCTCGGTCAGGGTTTCAACCACCCGTTCCGTGAAATACCCCGGTTGGCTGGTATCGAACCGACAGCGCGCATCGCCAAGCACCGCCGAACAGGCCGGCTGATAGGCAAAGCCCTGCTGCCGGTTAAGCGCCTCGCTCAGCCCCCGCAACTCGGCCTTGAACTCCCCGCCCGACCGGGTGATCTCCCCAAAAGTTCCCCGAAACTGTTCAGTCCACTCAGACGGCTCTGCCCAATTCACCAGATAGGACCGCACCATCGCGCCATCGAACCGACCGGCCAGAATTTCGGCCTCGGTGATCGCCGCGTCACTCAGCGCGCCCACCGCTTCCGAGTTGTCGACCGACAATCCCGTCGTCTGCTGCAAGGCACGCGCGGTCATGCCGGTGTCAGCCCGGCAAGTCACCCCATCCACGGCCAAGTCGCGGTCGTGGTCGGTGAACCCCATCACCGTGCCGTCCCGCCGCTGCACCGTCCAGGCGCAGCAAACCGTGGTCGATCCGGTCGCAAGGTGCGCATAAAGCGCTTCGCGCGTCATAGCCGGATCTCCACAATCGGAACCGACGGCACGTCGCCGGCCTGAAATGACGCGACCGATGTCTGCACCGTGTCAGCATCAAACCGCACCGGCACATCGAACTCGAACCCGGCGGATACCCGGGTCCCAAGCTCGGGCGGCAAGGTGAAACTGACCTCACCGGTTTCCGCATTCACGCTGAACTCAAGCCCCTCGACCTTCGGATCTTCGGACACCGCAACCACAACCGACCCGGCCACCGGCTTGCAGATCGGACGGGCATAGCTTTGCAGGCCGGACACATAGGTCTTCTGCAACTGGAACACGGTTGTCACCCCGTCGCCGGTGCCGATCAACTGATCCTCCGGGCCCGGCACCGACAAGGGAGCGCACGACTTGAAATCCGACCAGTCCTTCCAGCGAAAGCCGTGCAACTGACCGGCCCGCGCCTCGAAAAACGCGATCAGCGTCTCGACATCGTTCAAGGACCGCAGACCGACACCCGCGTCATAGCGCCTGCGCGAATGCGCCCAGGGCGTGTTGCGTTCCTCAAAACCGTTGGCCAGCGTGACGATCTCGGTCCGCCGTTCCGGGCCTCCGACCGAACCGAAGCTCAGGTTCGCCGGAAAGCGTATTTCGTGAAATGCCATGATCTGTCCTCACCGGTTGCGCTGACCGCGCGACAACGCGCGGCTGACTTGTGCGGCCACCTGAGATTGGCTGCGCTGAAAGCCCTGAACGTCCGGAGTGGAGATGTTCATCACCACATTGACCGACCGACCGCCGCCCGCCTGCACGCCAAGCTTGCCATCGGGACCCCGCGCCAGCGGCATGATGGCCTCCGGACCCGCTTCGCCCATCAGCCCACGCCCGCTGCGCATCGAAAAGCTGGTCGGGCCGCCGACAATCCCGCCCTTGGCAAAGGGCATCACCTTGCCCTGCGAGAACGCCCCGCCAGCCGCGAAGGGCATTCCGCCCCCCATGGTCCCCGATATCCCCTGGGCCAGAAATCCGCCCAGCGCGCCGGTTACCGGCTTGATCGCAATGGCGTAAATCGTATCGACAATCGTGTTGGCCACCGTCTTCAGCGCGTCGTTCAGCTTCATCCCGTCAAAGACCAGCCCGTCAAAGGCCTTTCTCAATCCGCCCGAAATTCCGCTGGACAGCGTGTTCACCTCGCGGCCCGTGAAGACCATGGTTTCCCGCATCCGGGCCAGTTCCCCGTCAAACGCCGCCACCATCGACACCGAAGACCCGAGCTGAGACTCCAGCGCCTGAAGCTGCTCCTGCATCGTTCCGATATCCGCCATCGTCCTGATCCTTCCGTTTGTCGGGGAACGCGGCCGCAAGTTCGGCCAGCCGCGCGCGTGTCAGGGGCGGGACCATGTGTTCCCGCCCCAGCATCATCCGCAGTTCGATCGGGGTCAGCCGCCAGAAGGCCGCAGGCTCCAGTCCAAGCCCGTGCAGACCCGCCTGCATCAACCCGGGCCAGTCGATTCCGCTCATGCCTCGCCCGGCAATGAAAACGCCCGCGCCAGCAGTTCCGCCGCCGCCCGCGCCGCCTCGACCGGCCCGCCGCCGATCTCGACCGTGCGCAGATCGGCGGCCGAGCCTTGCCACCCGCCACCGCGCAAGCCCGCGACGATCAGCGCCAGCACATCGCGTGTGCTGAACCGCCGACCTTCGAACCGCTCGACCAGGTCGATCAGAGTCTCGGTCTCCAGCGCGTCCTCAAGCTCGGCCAAGGCCCCCAGCGTCAGCTTTGCCACATGGCGCTGACCATCCAGCCAGATCGCCACCTCGCCTGCCCAGGGGTTCGCCATCACAGGGCCGTAAAGGTCAAAGCCCCGGCCGACGACATCGACAAATCATAGGTCGCCTCGTCATTGTGGCTGCCGGAATACTCGATCGAGGTGATCTGGAACGGCCCTTCGATCACCCCGAAACTGGGGATGACTACCTGAAAATCCGGGATCTCGCCGTTGAAG